CCTCCTCTCGTAGGTAACGAGAAACAGAAATCATATATCTCTACGACTTAAGGTAAACATATCACTTGTAAGATAAGTTACCAGAAATCGTCAGAGACTACAACTTGCTGCTGCGCGTTAGGAGAGAATCCAAATCCTCCGAAACTCGCGAGGTCAGATGGATGGTTGTTGGTAGCAATATCGATAAGCAGGTCATACTTATCCTCTTTAAGTGCCTTTAATGAATCAGAGACAATCTCTTCGGGAAAGAATGTCGGCAACCCGTAAGGGTCATACGACAAGACATCACGATAAGACGGTTTTAGATGCATGAAAGGACGCTTAGATGTTTTTCCTATCAATCGCTCTAGGCCGAAGTATTCGGCTGCAAAAGCATAATAGGTTCCATCAGTTAGAAGTAACTGAGACATCGAAGGATAGACCCATGTAGCTACAGACGAACGTGCTGTATTTACATGTTTCTCGCATTCGGTATAGATTGCCACTTTGAGGGGTCTAACACACCGGACAAAAGATTGGATATTAAAATCCAGAGTATCTTCTGTTACCGGAGTATCGGCACCCTCATTGACCGTATGGTAAACCATACAAAGACTAGAACAAAGCTTGAATGCTTTTATATCGGAATTATAGGATATACAAGGCACCTTGTCGAGTTCTGCAGCATCACTATTCTTAATATTCTCATCTAGAGTTATAGCCATTTCAGGTGCATACTCCAAGAGGCCATATCCACCTTCAAGATCCTCTCTGTTACGATTGTCGAAAGACGAAGTCGTAACATCGAGGCTAATGAGAGCGGGATGACTCAAGAAGAAGGCAAAACCGATCTGGGTATACAACAGAAGAGACCGGAGTTTTCCTCGGAATTCTGCGAGATGTCTATCTCCAGTGTCCCAAGGATAAACTCTTTTCTTAAAGAAGGAAAATATAGTAGCGATAATTGCATTGTCAATACTAGCCACAAACTTAAACACCTTAGATGGACCAACTGTGACCAATCTAATAAGATCAAGGATGCGTTCAATTCTGAAGTATTCACGGTCGTATAGAGAGGTTGGCTGCCCAATGCATGGAAGTTGTGCTGTTCCCATACAGTAAGACACCCATGAATGGACGCCGATCTGGTACACCGACATATTAAGTCGGAGTACTAGACACAGTAGGTAAGGAGCTTCTTTCGAGAGAGACACAAACGTCTTCTCCCAAAGAGATTCCACTTGAAGAAAGTGTGCGAGTTTCTTCTCAATGTTTACCGGAATAAGACCTAGCACACCTACAACAAAAACACGTAGGTCTGCAAGATCGAAGTTCCTTCCGATAGCTTGACGGGCCGCATTAACAGCCATTCCTGGTTGATACTGCCCAGCCCATTCACCCCATCGGAGATCGTTGAGACATTTTCCGTCCCTGATAAACATTTTAGCGAATTCAAAAGATCCGTTTGTACTGTCGAAACCTTTAGAAGGGTGTATTGCAACACCTAAAGAAGGCATAAGATCTAGGTATAAATCGGATACAGCTTTTTCAAAACTAGTATTTGCGAAGAATACAATATCGTCGCCTAACATCTGATAGCGCGTGTACCACAGGTTCTTGAACAAACCTGGGGATGCACGTTCTAGCATATGTGAAAGCCACGATTTTGTAGATTCATCACAAGGCGTATCAAGGTGTGTATCTACATGGTCAGTTTTGTACCTACTAAGTAATACATGGTAAGCACAGAACTGGACAAGTAAATGATGCGTAAGCGAAAAGACAGCCCATGAGGAATAAGTTCCCATAGGGTGTCCGCAGCCATATTTAATATCTCTGAACTTAACAGGTACATTACGTTTACTAATTCTAGTGTAACGGAATAATGTATTCTGTATAATTCCCATCCAAGCTTGTGAAAGCTTGGCAGACTGTACTGATCCGAGGCCTGATATCTTTGCAAGTATGTAGACAATACCTACTTGAATAGATAAAGGCAGACGATCGGTTGCGGCAGAGAGATCAAAAGATCGAAGGGATTTCCCCCCGGTCTGGATAACTCTCTCCGCTCCAGCCTGCTGATCAAAAGTTGAATCAGTTGGAATGCGTCTCAAGATAGAAAATACAAGGAGATGTAGAGGACGAAACAATACTTGAACAAAATATGTTGGTATTGCTACGAGTCTGCATTTCCCATACGCAGTATACACACGGCTAATACGCCCTTCCACTGGATCCGCTCGTGAGCAGTCACTGAGACGCTCAGCCACATCATAAAGCAAGTTTAAGAAGGATTTTGTAATATGTCCAACTCGAACTAAGTAAGTATAAAAGGAGCTACAGCCGATTGAATGGCAGTATTCCTCTATATATTTACGAGCAGGTGATGTAAGAAGAGCTACGGCATCTAGTGGAGATGACAAAAGAGCATGTCCGTTCGGACCTGCCTTCGACGTAAAGAATAGCTTTAAACAGCTTAGTTCAGATGTTAAAGTTGACAGATAGTCAATGAACATACTCAATTTCGATGAAACCTTGGCCTCGCCATATAATTTAGATAATACTATCTCAAATATATAAGAGAATGATCCAAATACATAAACTGTACGAGGACGGGCAGAAGAAGGTTGAACTATCGTGTCTGTGTTATCTGCTCCCAGGTAAACAAACATCTTTGGCGTATCTAAGCCTAAAAGTGTCACTTTTATGGCCATTTCATTGCCAGTACGTATAAGAATACGTATATGTGCAGGAATAATACGAGGGAGACCATGTTTATCTATCGATAAAACAACTTTCCGGGAGATAAATTCCGGAGAGCCTGCAAGATATTTAAGAAGGAGCCGTTTGGCTTCCTTATAAATATTACAGGTATGAGCTAGGGAAGAGTAGTACCACTGGGACATAAATACAAGTCCGAGTGAAACTAGTAGCCAAGAAAGTTCACTATTGAGTTTATAAATAGTTGTTATGGCCTGCAACGTGGACCAATACCGAACCAGTTGACCTGTAGCCTTAGTAATAGGGCTACGAGGAGCAAGCGGTGCAGTAGAGGGACGCGTTTTGGCAAGTTTATCCTGAGTGGCAATTGATGGATTTATATATGACGCCCACGAAAAGAGATCGGTTTGGATGAAGGGCTGAACTTCTTTGCACTTGAGGTTTAGCCATTTCGATCTATAACTGGTCCCTGGTCGCGGGGGGAATTTTAAGTTATTAGTAAAGCCAGGAGACTTGATAGTCCGAAGACGCTTCTTATTCGATATACAAGTATTTTGCAATCTTGTGTATTCATCTTGGTCAAGGTAAAGAGCCTGTCCAGGATTGGACGGATCTTCAACTATGTAGTCATGAGTGTCTGCATAGTCTGAATTAACAGGTATATCTTTGATAGATCGGAACTTCGGATCTTCAGAAGACCTAAACCCAGGTTCGGACTTTATTTGTTCATAGATCTCTTGAACATTTAAAAACCGTTCCTTGTGATCCGGGTGAGTTAAGAAGTCCTTAGGGATTAGCTCCCTCTTCTTCCACGCAAGGAGAGTAATCTTCTTTGTATGGTCGTTGAGAGAGTTCCATTCTAGGTCAGACAACTTTGTATCATCAGCATTAACTCCAGATGCCTGCACCTGATCAACAGGTTTATCTTGTTTACCGTCAAGCTGCTTCTCTTCAGATAGTCGCACCGAAGCATGTAAGAATCTTACTGCCGAAGTGACCGCTATATGAGGAACCAAGTATGCGATAGAGAGTAAACGATAAGATATAGGGTAAAAATGGAGTAATAAGATGTTAAGTGATGCAAGAGTTTGTTTTCTCGTAAGTGAATTCTTTCCTATTAGCATTGCAGATCGTTAATTTAAAGTCGTCAAGACTATAAGTTAGTGAGGCAAGCCTCTATACGACCTTATCTCAGAATCGATAATCCGTATGCTAGTATTCCATGTCGTCACACAACAGTTGGTGAGACGGTGGTCTGGTGATATCGTGCCCTAGACTTACGGCACCTTACTATCAGACTTACCTATCCTAATATGTTTGGCTGTGATTACTTAATACTATATAAATACGGTATAAAGCAGAGCACAGTTGCCCATAGTTTAGCCTTCGGCTTGTCTGAGTTCAGCAAATGTATATCATTTGGCGTGCTTTTGGAGGTCAAGCTACACGAAACTTGAGAATAGGCCAATTTGGCATATCCTAACAGATATGGGCCACCAACAAAGGAGCAGTAACATCAAGAGTGATGACCTTTCCAAAAAGGTGTGTAGGTGCAAACCCTACCT